AAAAGCGGAAGTTTCGGCTGTGTCTACTGATTGTGGGAATGAGACATCGGTAAGGGTGTTGCTAATATCGGTAAGAGTGCCACCTGAATTGTCTACCTTAAATACGGTGGATTTACCATGACGAAATGTAGGCATTGTTTTTTTACCTCCTAGTAAAAGCCACCACAGGGGTAGCCGAGCCTGTTGAACCTGCGACTGTGTAATTAACTCGTAGGTATCTGTTTACTGTTGTGCCATCTGCAACCTCAATTTTTTCTGAAGTTGTAGTAGTGCCTGAAACCACGGTAAAAGTAACCAAGTCAGCAAAAGTTGAGTTATCTGCTGAGTGTTGGATTTTTACTGTGATATTTCCATTGCGGGTATTTACTGGAACTGACAAGAACCCTGCTCCGCCATTGGTGGTTGAGGCTCCGTTATCTACGGCAGTTCCATTTCCAGTCGCAGTAACAGTTGAACCTGAGGAAAGAATCTTTCCGTGTTCTACTGCATCTGTTGATTGGAATTCTGCGCTTGCTTGGACAATATCTGCGATGGCACTTGAGACCTCGTAAGATGTATCGTCCGCTTCTAACATAATTGCACCTGCGCCATTTGAATGACCTTCAGGGGCAACAATTACTAAAGCCTTGGTTGCATTACCAAGAGCATTGTCAAAAAATTCATCTGTACCTGTTGAGGCAGTTCCTTCAAACATTCCTGAAAGTGAAACTGTTCCATCTCGGTGACCGACTACATAGGTTTTGGCGCTTGTACCAAAAGCACTTGTCTCTGCGGTATCTACCGTGGTAGAGGCGCTGACATCATTAAAGTAGGTAGAAAAATCAAACTCATCAATAAAGACATTGACATTTTTACCGTGGCGAAAAGTAGGCATTATTTCTCCTCAACTGGGCGTTGATGTGGGGTGCCATCTTGGACAAAACCATCGCCATCAATATCTTCGGCGTTAGGGTCAAAACCGTCTTCGACTTTTGGTTCTTCAACCTTCTCGACTACTGGCTCAACTTTTGGTTCTTCTACAACTGGCTCTTCTGATTTCTTACTTGGCTTGTCAGCATCTTCAATAATTCCTGATTCCAAAAGCCATTTGACCGAGGTTGCAGGTAAGTCATCTACGACTTTGCCAGCCTCGGCTCTTTTATTAGGTGGGTAATCAATACCTTGTAAGACTCGATAACGAGCCATCTGTACCTCCTCCGTGACGGCACATAGATAGCCCAAGTGACCGTCAGGTCACTCGGACACGGAAGAGACGAAAAACTCGGGCGACTAAGCGCACATTGGGTTCAGTATAGCGTATGGATTTTTAGACGGCTTTGCATCGAGTAAGAACTGTTGAGAAAGTTCCTTTGTACTCGTCGGTGCCTTTAACAGTTCCTTTTAATTTTAACTTGGAGCCAATTTCCACATTTAAGCCACGGCTGGAGAACCACTTTAACTGATACTCCCCGCTTTCGAAGGTGTACAAAGTAGTCAATCCAAACTGAGATTCGAAGGTATTCTCGCCAAGGACGGTTACCTCTACCTCAATTTTCTCTCCGACTGGAGCCAAAATCTCAGACTTGTAAACTTTCTTCTCAATCTTTTCTTCAGTTTGACGCTGGTAAGCCTTGAGCAAACTAATCAAGATTCCTGCTGTGCTGTACTTTTGAAAAGCCAATCCGCTGACAATCCTGACATTTTGTGCATAACCTGAGTCGCCTTCAAAGTTCTTTCCAAACTCAAGCAATTCCTGAGCCTTGGCACGGTGAGCATCTGTGACTTCTTGACCTACTAATTCTTTCCACTTGGAAAGCCCGTGAAAGCCACCGTTTAATTTATCCCAAACAACCTCTTTCGTAGAAAGACCGCTACCTGAAGGAACATAGCCAGTCTTCTCAACTGCACAAACCGCTGTTGCTAGAACTCCTAAAGTATCGAATCCGCTGTAACTGCCACCAGCAAAACCACCAAACTCCTGTTGGAAATCTTCTTCGGTTACCAAGGCTGAGGCGCTGAACTCCCAACCAAGAAAATCCTTGACGCAACTTGAACCGACCTGACTTATTTTGCCTTCTTGGTTTTGAACAAAAATAACCTTGGAACGAGAACGAGTCTTTTGGCAATGCTCGCAATAACCAACCTTTACATCTGATGGCTTGATTTCAATTCCACCTGCGATGCTCTTTGTTAAAGCCTTGCCCTCAATAAACTCAGCAACTCCGACAAACTGCCAGCCATTGAACTTGACTGGCTCACCTTCGATTACTAAAACTGAATACTCGCCTTGAACGCCATTTACTATTTCTGAGCGTGATTCAATACGAACCTCAAACCCGCCACTTAAACCTTTGCTTTTGCCACGGGATGCAAGTTTTTGAGCCTTAGATAAAGTCTTCGCTACATCAATCTCTGAGATTCTGAACTCTCTCATGGCATCACCTTTCTGACACCACAAGTATATCAAACTGGGGTTAGGAATTCAACCTTCTCAAGCGCTCTTCTTGAATCATGCCTAGGGTGAGGAAGTAGCCAATCCCATCTACCACGGTGTCAGGCTTAGATTGATTGACCTCACGGGCTACCTTCATTCCGACCATACAAAGGGCAACCTGCTCGGCAGAAACCTCACAGCCGAGGATTACAGACCATATCTTTGAGGCACGGGTAAAGTTATCAAGCGGATGCCCATAGGCGTCCTGTCGGTCTCCTGAGACCAATTCTGCGGCGTATGCGGCTATATCTCTTGGGTCGTTCATAATAGTTGGATGTCCGACACTCCCTGACTGCTCACAACAAAGGTCAGGACTCCCACATCCGCAATCTCCCCCGTTGATTGTCTCCACCACACGCTTCCTCCGTCGAGGGCTGGTGCTTGTAGCCATTTGACTCCTCCCCAATCTGATAGACGGAATGAATGATAATGCCCAGTTACCAAAATGTCACAGTCGCCAATTTTTTGGCGACCTAGTGTTTGGTCAGCAATCCATCGACGCAACTTGGCTTCAGGGCTTCCTGCGCTTCGGGCTAGATGACCGTGGGTAATTCCAATAATTTTTCCTTGAACTTCAATAGTCAAACTCAACTCATCTGTCGGAATTGCAAAACGAATATGTCCATAGGCTTCAGGATTGGCTTGAAAGATTTCGGCTACTGATTCAACTAGGGCTACATCGTCATTATCATTTAGAGTAGTAAAGGCTTTACCATTCTTTCGGTTCTCTCCGTGGTTTCCACCAATAGCGGCAACTGTAATTTCAGGAACAACCTTTGACCATCGAATAAGAGCATCTCTTAAAAGACGACGAGCAATCTTTACTTGGTCTCTTCTATCAACCTCAACTGTAAAAGTTTGAATGTCATAATGACCATCGCATCCTTCAACTAAATCACCAAGACATAAAACCGTAATTGAATCTATCGGACGACCAATTTTCTTTAATTCTTTGATTCTGAACTCAACATCATCAATAGCCTGAAGCCATCGACCAACTAAACCTTTCAGACCATCGCCATCTCGTTTACCTGTTTGCCAGTCAGAAGCACAAACTACAAGAGAGGCACCACCGACCATTGGTTTGCGCTCACGGGGTTTATGTTTTTTAATCTCTTGGATAAGGGCTTCAATATCGGCAATTTCTTGTTTGCCTTTGCGAACTACTTTGCCTTTCCATTGGCGATTTAGAATTCCTAAAGTATCGCCCCACACATTGAAAAGAACTGGTTCTACTACTTGGAAATGTTCAGGGTCAAGACCCCACATTCGTAGAACTCCTGACCAATCAGGCGCATTATCGCCCTCCATTGGCTGAGTTGTAACTGTTCCTTCTTCACCTTGCCAAGTTACCCCAGGCAACCACTCTGCTTGTCTTTGACGAGGCTCAGTCTTTTGAACTGAATTCATCTCGGATGTCTTGAGTAAATTGTCTAAAGCATCATCTAAGTTCATCTAAGAGGAACCGCCGAATTTTCTATTGGACACTTACACCCATCTTTACCAATCAATCTACGCCTATGTCGGCGAAGTACATCAGAGGATGATACTGCAAGCCCGTAAGAATCTAAAACTTTCTTAAGGGAGGCAGAATCGACTTTAGTGTTACAAAAAATTTCATTCAATTTATCACGCAATGGCTTATCTAATTTACTAACCATTAAGCCAACAGAACAACCATCCTGTTGTCTTCCTTTGCCAACTAAAGAATCTAAATCCTTAAATAAATCAACCTGATTTATTTTTAGATTTACAGCGTGGGCATCTGATACTCCACGGGCGGGTTGCGCTTTCGAAGAGGAGCCTGTCGCATTTCCAGCATCGTTGGAACTCATCCGTTGTTGCGTTTCTGCCATAAGGGTCTGCCACTCTCTCTATCGGAGCCTGTGGCTCCTCGTTTACATTCGTACTAGACATCGGAAATTCACCGAAACTAGAGGACGATACTTCGGGTCTACTCCTAACAAGTTTACTGAACCCATCGGTTCAATCCTCATAATATGCACCCCCGAGACAGTTTGTTCAAGCACCGACGCAAGCAAAATGCGAATATCTTCTGCTTTATCTCTAGCCGTTGGATAATCTTCACGACTCGCCCGAGCAATAATTTGAAGCATTGGGTAGTCAATACGAATACCTCCGTTGCCCATGGTGAATGTTGGGGAACTGCCAGCGTTCTCATAAATAGCCACGCAAGCATCGGGAGTCTCAGGAAGTGTGCCTAGGAATATGTTTGTTCCAAGGGTGCCTTGACTCGCATGGGCGCCAAAAGCGCTTGAAGTATTTTGTAGGTAATCACCTACTGATTCAAGAATAGTTGCCATTAGCCCCTGTGACCTTTCTGTATGATGTCGATAATTCTACCCTTTATGTTTTCTTGGATAGTGGACATCGCTTCCATAACTGGTTGTTCAAGGTATTTAGCCTGTGTCGGTGGGTTGTGATAGTTACCGATAATCTCATGAACATATAGGGCGTAAGGTGCGGCTGGTCCTCCGTAGAAAATATCTACAAAGTAGCCTTGGCTTCCCATTTGTGGGGCAGATACGCCACCTGAGCCACGAAGAACTCCAGTATCAACTGGAACTAAAATCTGTGATTTAGCAAAAATTAGATTGGCTTCTTCCCATATTGCTTGGGCTATTGCCTGAGGGGTATTTTCCTTACCAGCCTCTAAAGCATTGACTAACTCTTTGTCGCCAAATAAGTCCAGTCGAAAAGACGACTTTGCCATAACTACCGCCCAAATCTGATTACGGTGTGATGCGCTCCGTTTTCGTCTGCGAGATTATCAACTGCATTGATTGTAAAGGTGTCCGCCCCGACGACCATTCTATGACCTACCGTTATTGAGGTAGCGGGACCATAGGTGATGAATCGTCCAATATCTACAACTTCAACTCCTTGAACATCTTTAGATTTAACTGTGTCATAAATTAGGCGACCTGTTACAGTCACATTTGTTTGAGCATTACCAAAGGTAGGTTTGTTGTATTTATCAACAGACGCTTTGGGTGTAAAAACTACCGAGTCGGTCATGAACTCGGCTACCTTTGGATATATCGCATCCATAAGTAATCCTATTCAGGTACTCGTTGTTCGTAATTACTATTTGGATTATCTGTAATACCAACATAAAAATCAGTATTGTAATCGTCAATACTTCTATCATCTGTGGACTTAAGACTTTCAGCATTAGCCCAAGGCTTAGGTGGGTTTTTACGCATCTGACGATTCAATAAACTATGCGCTAATTCTTTGTAGTGGGTTACCTTTGAAGAATAAGATTCTGATACAGAAATATCGCCAACACTCTTTGAACTGCTATCGGCTAAACGGCTAAATCGAGCAATAAGGATTTCAGCACATTCACGGGCTGAGTTATAGGCATCGCCACCCCACTCACTAATTACATAGTTTAATTCTTCATCGCTAAAAAGTGCGTCCGTGGAATCTGTATCGTTGAGAAGAAAACGAACATAGTTACGGGTGGAGGTACTTGGGTCACCCGAATAGGTAAAAGTCATTACATGCCACCTAGCATTAGAACAGATGTTCGAACAAAGTTTTGGTTAGCAAGAGTATCTGACTCATCAGGAAGGGTAACCGTTACATCTGAAGTTGGTTCTCCAGCAGATAAAGTTAATTCAAAAGCATCGGCTGTTGTACCCTCAAAAACTATTGACTGACTAAATCCAATTTCAAGACCAGTTACTTGACCTGTAAAAACTGGGGAAGATAAAGTCTTGTTAGTTAGAGTCTGAGTTGTATCAGTTCCAACAAGGGTTGTAGTCGCATTAGGAAGGGTGATAGTTCTATCAGCGGTTGGGTCGGCAACAGTAAGAGTTGTCTCAAAACCATCATCTGTTGAACCTTCAAAAATAATGTTATTGCCAGCACCAAGAGTTACTGATGAAGTAAAAGATGGTGAAGCGGCTAGGATGTAGTTATCTAACTCGGTATCTACATCCGTCGCCAAATTAAGAATATCGGTATGAACGGCAGGATTATCTCCAGCGGTAGGGTAACGAAGCCCTTTTGTTGTAGTACCTGCCATTTATTACTCCTAACTAATTTTTACTAATTATAGACTGTGCATCAAGTAGAGTAACTTCTCTATTTGAAACAAAGCCACCATCTCGGTCAAGTTTTTCTTGAGCCAATTTTTCATTTGTCTCGAAAACAGAAACAATCATCTTTACCTCATAAGTAAATACTTTTGTTTCTTTTGGTTGTTCTTTAGCCATTATCTCTCCCTTAGTTATGCGGCATATCGGATGATGACTATACCTGAACCGCCAGTACCGCCAAGAACAGCAGCA